TATGGGTGGAAGAAAGACGGCTCTCACGCTTGGTATGCGAATCGCAAACAAACCACGGTGTGGAATTTCGCCAAGCCGAGGAAGAATTCCGATCACCCCACTTCCAAGCCACTAGACCTGTTGGCTTATCCGATTCGTAACTCCACCCAAACCAACGCAATCATCCTCGATACCTTTGCTGGGTCTGGTTCCACACTCATGGCTGCAGAAGCCACAGACCGCACTTGCTATTGCATGGAGCTGGATGAGAAATACGCTTCCGTGATTGTGCGCCGCTATGCCGAAGCAACCGGAGACGCAGCTGGGATCACCTGTACCCGTGGCGGCAAAGAATACGCCTACCTCGATTTGGTCAAAGAAGTCGAGCGCCCCAAGCAGAAAGGCTAACCCTTGACAAAAACTTTAAGGCTTGACTCGCTTTTTGATGGCCCAGGTGGCTTCCCACTAGCGGCAACAAAGGTTGGTATCGAACCTGTGTGGGCAAGTGAGATTGAGCCCTTCCCGATCCTGGTCACCACCACGCGCCTTCCGCAAATGCAACACCTGGGCGACATCTGCGACATTGACGGCAGTCAGCTAGAGCCGGTGGATGTGGTCACGTTTGGTTCTCCTTGCCAAGACCTGTCGGTGGCAGGTAAAAGGGCAGGTTTATCTGGCGAGCGTTCGGGTCTATTTCACCAAGCCGTCAGAGTCATCAAGGAAATGAGAAAGGCAACTAGTGGACGGTATCCAAGATTCGCTGTTTGGGAAAACGTGCCCGGAGCCTTCTCCTCCAACAAAGGCGCAGACTTCCACCAAGTCCTGCGCGAACTCATCAGCGTCACGGACGAACAAGCAGCAGCTAACCTACCTCGAGTACAAAAGTGGCAAAAAGCCGGAGCGATCGTGGCAGACCAATGGAGCATTGCGTGGCGAGTATTGGACGCGCAATTTTTCGGCCTACCCCAACGACGCAAAAGAATCTACCTTGTCGCAGATTTTGCAAGCGGGCGTGCCGGACACATACTCTTTGAGCCCCCGCGCAGCTCAAGGAATCTTGCGCAGGGCTGCAGTGAAAAGCAAAACCCTCCCACCAATCCTCGAGCAGGCACTCACGAGGCAAGCAAATCTTTAGATGTGTTCGCCTTGCGGATGCGGGCAGGTAAACCCGGAGGTGGTAAAGGACCACTCGTGCAGACAAACCTTTCTGGAACTCTCGGGTGTGGGAATGATCAGACTATTTTTGAGCCTGCGGCGTTTGGGTTTAATGCTTTGCATGAGGGACGCGGCGCGGCAGTGGGCAGGTACGGTTATTCAACCGAGGTATCCAAGACGCTCGATACGTCAGGGATAACTCCGACCTGTAACCAAGGCGGCATCGCCATCGTCGAACCCGACGTTGTGAGTGCCTCGAAGGCAGACTTCTTCTGCCGAGGCAACATAAATATTGCTGGCGCTCTGTTGGCTTCGGACTCAACTGAGCCTCCCCTGGTCACCGACCCTAGAATGCCCGAATACCGCGTGAGACGCTTAACCCCCACCGAGTGCGCCCGCCTACAAGGGTTCCCTGACGATTGGACACGAGATTTAGCAATCAGCGATCCTACAGATTCACAGTTGGATTACTGGTGGCAGGTCTGGGCTAGCTGGGCCAAGGCGGGAGGATTGAAAAAACCTAAAACCCGCAACCAAGTACGCAAATGGCTGGCTAATCCTGGAACCGACCGGGCGTTATACAAGCTGTGGGGAAACGGGATAGCTTTGCCGTGCGCCAAACTCGTGCTTTCCCAGATAGCGGCCGAGGCCACTAAAACTCCTGGATTTTAAGACGAAAATGACTGGATAAGTAACGGGACGTATGGCTGTATATACATGACCAAACAAAACACGAGAAAGAAGGTTTGGTGATGATAGGACAGCTATACGCCGATCTAGAAGAAATCGAAAACCTCGGAGTCGACCTCACCGATATTGGTGCGGTGTGGGATGCAGCCGAAGACCACGGCTACAAGCACGTAGAAATGATTGTCTCCAACTTCCCACACGACTTCATACGCCTGATCCGCACATGGCTGGACGTTCAAAGCATCGAATTTGATGGTGAGGAGGATGAGCAATGGCGAACACCAAAAAGGCTGAAAACTACGGGCTCGTAGTCACCCTGCCCGCCACGCTTGATGAGACTGAGCTGGCAAGGCTGCATGAACTTATCGCAGCCAAGAAAGACTTGATAGCTAAAGCGCTCTGCGCGAGCCAGCTCTATATCACCACCACTAGCGAGGGGCTGAGTTTCCCGTGGTGGGATGAGCTGCCCGAGTTCGAGAAGATCACAGCCTACACCGAGTTCTTAACGAAGCTGATCACCTACGCCAAACGGATCCACCGCACCGTAACCCGCAGCACAAGACAGGTAAGTAATGAGAAGTATGAACTGCGTTCCCTGCTTTACCGCATCGGACTTTCTGGTAAAGAAAATAAGGAAGTACGCAAGATCTTACTTGCACCATTAAGCGGTGATTCTGCGTGGAAAACCCCGCCACAAGTAAACACTAACCAAGAGATGTAAACCACTATTTATTAGGCAAAATAGGCGGCAAAATGACTGGATAAATAGGCGGGTCTATGGCTGTATATACATACCGAAACGGTACACAACACATAAGGAAACAGCCATGAACACCGAAGAAGCTGAATGCAGCGTCGAGGAAGAAAACACCGAACGCCTTATCGGACGTGCTAACCGGTTGGGATACACCATCACCAGCATTGAGATTGAACCTGGCCGGGTCGCGATTTCTATTGTTCCTTCCCCGCTGTTCCCCTACACCCCGGAGCTTGACCGGGATTTTGAAACCGATCAATGGCGGGTTCAAACCACCGCCTACGGAGCGTTGAACCTAGACAACATCGAACAAGTCACCGAGGGATACGGACGGGCAGCAGCGATGGTGCGTGAACTTGAGCATGCTACACCAGGAAACGTTGTCAACTACCACCTGACTCGTTAAAACTAAACACAAAGGCAAACCCCACCTGGCGTGGGGTTGCCTTTATCGTGAAGCGTTATGACCTAGAGATGTACATCTCTAAGTTTTCTTGAAAATAGGCGGAAAATGACTGGATAAATAGGCGGGTCTATGGCTGTATATACATACCGAAACGGTACACAACAGAAAGGCACCAGCCATGAACAGCACAAAGGTCACCAGCGAAACCCTCCAGATGCGCGTTGATTCCTACGGGACGGTTCTTGCCTACGGGAACTACACGCTAGCAAGTTTTGCTACCTGGACCAAGACTGAAGGCTTTGGCAATAACGCCCAAATCTACCGGTTGATGGAAGAACCCGTCAGCGGGTTCGGGCCTAACTCGAAAGGCCGCGGAGAATGCGAACTCGAACTCATCGCTGAGTCAGACCACCTTTTCGCTGACGCCGGACATGCGATCGCCTGGGCGTTAGCTAATCTGCCCCAAGCCTAGCCCGCCGGGCATGAGGGCACCTGCTATCGCCGGTAGCAACTGACTTTTTAACCAATAGAAGGTAACTGATTCGTATGCGTCAGCTAGCTGAATATCACCCGACCCGGTTCATGGCTGAAAGCTCGCGCTATGACAAGCGCCGAGCCGATTTTGCGGTCGCGTTCATCCAAGCCTTAAAGCATACGAAAGGCCGGTGGGCAGGAAAACCTTTTAAGTTGATTGATTGGCAAGAACAAATCATTCGCGACCTTTTCGGGGTGGTCAAACCTGACGGGTTTCGCCAATTCACTACCGCTTACGTGGAGATCCCTAAAAAGCAAGGGAAATCTGAACTAGCCGCCGCCGTCGCACTCTTGCTGTGTTGCGGTGATGGCGAGGAACGCGCTGAAGTTTATGGGTGTGCGGCTGATCGGCAACAAGCATCCATCGTGTTCGAAGTGGCAGCCGACATGGTGAGAATGTGTCCCCCACTAGCCAAGCGGGTAAAGATCCTTAGAAGCCAAAAACGTATCATCTACTCCCCCACCAATTCTTTCTACCAGGTACTATCCGCCGAGGCCTATTCCAAACACGGATTCAATATTTCCGGAGTGGTATTCGATGAGCTACACACCCAACCCAACCGAGCGCTCTTCGACGTGATGACCAAAGGCAGTGGGGATGCTCGCACCCAGCCACTGTACTTCCTGATCACAACCGCCGGCACCGACACCCACAGCATCTGCTACGAACAACACCAAAAAGCCCAAGACATCCTCGATGGCAAAAAACACGACCCCACCTTTTATCCAGTCATATATGGGGCAGCGCAAGATGATGATTGGACCGATGAAGCCGTGTGGCATAAAGCCAACCCATCCTTGGACGTTACGGTGCCAATCCAGAAAGTAAGGGACGCTTGTAATAGTGCCAGGCAGAATCCGGCTGAAGAAAACACCTTCAGACAGTTGCGTTTGAACCAGTGGGTCAAACAGTCTGTGCGGTGGATGCCCATGCACGTGTGGAATCAAAACAATACCCCAGTCAATCTAGACGACCTCGAGGGACGACCCTGTTATGGAGGGCTGGATCTTGCCTCTACCACCGATATCACTGCTTTCGTTCTAGTATTCCCACCCGACGGGAACGATGACAAATACACGGTCGCGCCCTGGTTTTGGATACCCGAAGACAACCTGAAACTGAGGGTAGCCCGTGATCACGTCCCCTACGACCTATGGCATCAGCAAGGCCACCTACTCACGACTGAGGGCAACGTGGTGCACTACGGGTATATCGAGGCCTTCATCCAAAAACTGGGCGAGCGCTTTGACATTAGGGAGATTGCGTTCGACCGGTGGGGCGCCGTCCAAATGTCACAGAACTTGGAGGATGCCGGGTTCACGGTCGTGCCGTTTGGGCAAGGCTTCAAAGACATGTCCCCACCATCCAAGGAACTCATGAAACTTGCCCTAGAAGGCAAGCTGGCCCATGGCGGGCACCCGGTGCTGGCGTGGATGGTCGATAACATTCACGTGCGTACCGACCCGGCAGGCAACATTAAGCCAGATAAGCAGAAGTCCACGGAGAAGATCGACGGCGTGGTCGCCACCATCATGGCGTTGGATCGGGCCATCCGCTGCGGCACAGGATCATCAACAGGATCGGTCTACGATCAGCGCGGGTTACTGGTGTTGTAGCAGGTGGCATGCGTCGTGGGGTTGTTTGCCTCGCCAATGGGCAAGCCCGCCGAACCCTGGATGCAGCGGATGTCCGCTCTTGGATAGGTACGCCTGAACCTGGTGATCGGCAGGAATAAGCGAGTCGATTTCGGGTATTAGTTGTTTGAGCACTGTGCTTTTCCACGGGAAATTCTTGTCATTGGGGGTACCCCACATCAGATGAACACAGTGGCATTTCGGGAGAATCAATCTCAGTATCTGACGGGTAATGTCGATGGAATCCAGAATCTTCTGGCGGCCAGAATCGCTATCCCAATAAGGCAGATCACGAGGCTGCCCAATCAAAGGGAGTAGGTTCAGGATCGTCATTGATCGCCAACCGAGCGGAGATCCATCTTCGCCGACGTGGAAAGACTTCAGAACCATTTCGGTCGTTGGATCACCACCCAGTTTCTGAGCAGCAAATCGCGTCGCACTCGATGGGTTAATCCCAATAAACACAAGGTCTCGACTATTCGCTGGATTCACCGGCGTACGTAGAAACCACCGCTGGCCAATTTGCGAAGGAACCGCAGGAAATACCAACTCGCCACTCTGCCACGCCTGCCGAAACCCCTTATCCACCCCAACAGTTTAAATCGAAAGTAGAAGGACACATGGGATTCCTGAACTGGCTACGCCCCAAACCCCGCCAAACCGAGAACCATACTATTTACTCGTCGTATTCGTTCCTGTTCGGCCCCACTTCCTCTGGCCGTCCGGTGACCGAGCGAAGCGCGATGCAGATGACTGCCGTCTATAGCTGCGTACGGATCTTGGCTGAAGCGATAGCCGGGCTACCCCTGCACGTATACCGCTACAAGGACGGTGGCGGCAAGGAAAAAGCCCTCGACCACCCCTTATACCGGCTGTTGCATGATGAACCTAACCCCGAGATGACGAGCTTCGTGTTTAGAGAAACGCTCATGACGCACCTGTTGTTGTGGGGTAATGCGTTCGCTCAGGTAGTGCGTAACGGGCTCGGCGAAGTCATTGGGCTGTATCCTTTGCAACCGAATCGGATGAGCGTAGGCAGGGATCTGGACAGTAAGGCTTTGTATTACGAATACCAAACCTCCTGGGACGAACCCGCAGGCGAGTACCAAACCATTCGTCTTACCCCTAACGATGTGCTTCATGTTCCAGGTCTTGGTTTCGATGGGTTGGTTGGTTATTCCCCGATCGCGATGGCAAAAAACGCTATCGGACTCGCCCAGGCTACCGAGGATTACGGTGCTTCATTTTTTGCTAATGGTGCGGCTCCTGGCGGGGTGTTAGAGCATCCAGGCACGATCAAGGATCCTTCTCGGGTGCGCGAATCCTGGCAACAAACCTTCGGTGGCGCTCGTAACGGCAACAAAGTTGCGGTGCTTGAGGAGGGAATGAAATACACGCCGATCTCGGTAAGCCCGGAGCAGGCACAATTTTTAGAGACACGGAAGTTTCAGGTGGGCGAAATCGCCCGGATTTTCCGTATCCCGCCCCACATGATCGGTGACCTGGAAAAATCCTCGTTTTCCAATATTGAACAGCAGTCTTTAGAGTTCGTGAAATACACCCTTGACCCGTGGGTAATCCGCTGGGAACAAGCCATCACGAAAACTCTCTTGAACCCGCGTGAAAAGCAGCAGTTGTTTGTGAAGTTCAATGTCGAGGGCCTACTGCGAGGCGATTATCAGTCGCGGATGGAGGGATACGCGGTAGCTCGCCAAAACGGGTGGATGAGCGCCAACGATATCCGAGAGCTAGAAAACCTTGACCGGATCGAGGCGGCTGATGGCGGGGATCTCTACCTGGTGAACGGGAACATGCTCCCGCTTCCTATGGCTGGGGCTTACGCCGACTCTCAACAAGCCGAAGAAGGCGAGTCTGGTGTGAAGTGCCTAAAGAACCTAGAGAGAATCAACTATTGAGGAGGAGAATGTGAAGCGTTTTTGGAACTGGCTGACCCCACAGGCAAGTGACCCGAATAGTGATGGGGGTGAAAGGGTTTTGCGTATTAACGGGGTTATCGCTGAGGAATCATGGCTAGATGATGACATAACCCCCACGCTTTTTGCCTCGGAGTTAAGCGCGGGGTCTGGGCCGGTCACTATCTGGTTGAATTCGCCTGGCGGTGACGTAGTGGCAGCTGCTCGTATCTATAACATGCTGCTGGATTATCCCGGTAAAGTCACGGTGAATATTGACGGGATCGCGGCATCGGCGGCATCTGTGATTGCTATGGCGGCTTCCACGGTGGCTATGAGCCCGGTTTCGATGCTCATGATCCATAATCCGGCCACGCTTGCTATGGGTGATAAAACCGAGCTGTCGCGTGCCCTCGACATGCTCGAATCGGTCAAAGACTCGATTATCAACGCCTACCAGCTAAAAACCGGGCTGTCCCGGGCGAAACTTTCCAAGCTCATGGATATGGAGACATGGATGGATGCAACAGCTGCTATCGACTTGGGGTTCGCAAATGAAATCCTCACCAGTAAACAGGGCTCTACTCCAGACAGAGACGACGAGCCCGATAAGACAAATCCTGACAAGGGTGGTGATCCTGGTGATGGCGAGGATGAAGAATCGGTGAGCAAGAAAGTACCGGGGCGAGCGAAAAATGAGCGCGGCGTGGTGTTTTCCAGAAAGGTTTCAGAGCAACAACTTGTTGCCCAACTAGCTATGCACGGCAAAAGCGCTGCCCCTCCCGGGCCGCCGCCTCCTGTAAGTGAACATCCTTGTTTAAAGCCCGCTGCCTCTTGTGGTCGGCGGGTTGTTGATTTATACGCCCATTTAACCAACCAACCCCATTAACTAAGAGAGGAAATATTCCATTATGACTACTGTTACTGATTTGTATACCCGGCGTGCCCAAACCTGGAATAAGGCTAAGAAGTTTCTAGATGAGCGGCGCGATAGCGAGACTGGCTGTCTAAACGCCGAGGATGACGCGGCCTACGCCAAAATGGAGGCCGAGATTGAGGCACTTAGCGGCGAGATTGCTCGATGTGAGCGAGCCGAACGCCTAGAAAGCACTCTTGCCAAGGCGACCCGTGCACCCATCACCGCCACACCCGGCACTGACCTGGATGAGGATGGCAAGGTTAAGCCTGCCCGTGCTACAGCTTCCTACAAGCGGGCGTTTTGGGATGCGATGCGGCTTAACACCTCACCCATGGAAGTAAGGAATGCGCTAAGCGAGGGGGTGGATTCTGAGGGCGGATACCTAGTGCCTGACGAGTTCGAACGCACCCTAGTGCAGTCTTTAGCCGACCAAAACATCATGCGCACCCTCGCCAAGGTTATTCAGACCACTAGCGGGGATCGTAAGATCCCTGTCGTGTCTACCCATGGCACCGCTACCTGGCTGGATGAAGGCAAACCATATAGCGAATCCGATGAAGCCTTCACCCAAATCTCCCTGTCGGCGTTCAAGCTAGGTACCTTCCTCAAGATTTCTGAGGAGTTGCTCAACGATGCAGCGTTTAATGTTGAACAATACCTAGCGAGCGAGTTTGCTCGCCGTATTGGAGCTGCTGAAGAAGAAGCCTTCCTGGTTGGCGATGGTAAAGGTAAACCCACCGGTATCTTCAACCCAACCGGGGGCGCAGAAACAGGCGTCACCACCACAAAACCCACAGATATTAGCGCTGATGAACTCATCGATCTGCACTATAGTTTGCGCTCCCCGTACCGGGCGCGTGCGGTGTGGCTGATGAACGATGCAACAGTAAAGACCGTACGCAAGCTCAAAGACGGTAACGGGCAGTACCTGTGGCAACCGGCGATAACTGCCGGCACTCCCGACATGATCCTTGGCCGACCCGTCTACACCAGTGTTTTTGCACCTGAGCTGAAAGCGGGGGCCCGCACAGTAGCGTTCGGTGACCTCGGTTTTTATTGGATTGCTGACCGGCAAGGCCGCTCCTTCAAACGCCTAAACGA